AAAGTAGCAGCAGCTGATGCCACAGAGATTATTGGTGCAGGTTTATTAGATGCTTTATCTGCACTAGGTAAAGACAACTCCATAGATCAAGCCGCTAATTCTATGAATGGATTTGCTATTGCTGTTGCCAATACAGTTAGAGGTATGGGTGATTTAATAGCCCAGGTTAAACAGATTATAGATAGCGATGTTGGCAAGTTTTTACTAGCTCTTACAGCATTACTTACATTAGGAAAAAAGCAATTAATTCTTGGGGCAGTTGGTCTTATTGCATACGATATAGGTAAAAATCCAAAACCTACCTCTAACTTCACTTATGGATCGGGCAATCCTAGAGCAGATTTAATACTGCAAAAGAAACTTACAACGGCTAAAAAAGATGAATATAACATTATAAGTGCATCTAATAAGCAAAGAACTGAAGTAGATAAACTTAAAGACAAGTTTGATTTAGAACGCATAGGTTTAGCAGCAGCCTTAAACTACAACATAAGCGCAGAGGATAAATTAAGAGTCCTTGCATTAACAGCAATAGCAAACAATAACGAGGCTTTAGCGACTAAGTACAATAAAGAATTAGAGGCTGCAACGGCTGCCAAAGATTTATCTACTGCATTAACTGATACTGCCAATGTTTTTTATAATAAGTTTATGCCTGCTTTATTTACTGCTGCAGGTGAAATGACCGCCAGGGCAGGGCGGGTACTAGCACCGATAGAGGGCGTAAGTACTTCTATACAAGGTGGATCATCAAATAGTACAAATGTGGGAGTTAAAGTAGATGTGACTGGTGCAACCAATGGAGGAGCAAGTAGCACTGATATAGAGCAAACTGTACAAGAGGCAATCCTATCTTTATACCGACAAGGCCGTAATCAAGTTCCTGCTGGAGCTTTATAGTGGCCGTTCCAACAATCAATGCAATAATTAACTTTAGCACTGGACCTGCAACTGCTCAGGCTATGCAAATTGATATTGGTCAAATTGGCGTTAATGTGTTTGCCGATGCTGTAGCTGTAATTGTTGATGTATCTAATCAAGTAAATTTGATACAAACCAAGCGTGGTCGGAATGCTTTAGCAGATGAATTTCAGACTGGCCAATTAACTTTAAGAATTGTTGATACTACAGGTGACTTTAATCCGCAAAATCCAACATCACCTTATGCAGGACTTCTTACTCCTATGAAAAAGGTACAAATAACTGCAAATTACTCAGGAGTAACTTATCCAATCTTTTCAGGCTTTATTACATCTTATGTAAACACGCAACCTAAAGATGCGACAGAAGTTGCTTATACAACTATACAAGCCGTAGATGCATACCGCCTAGCACAGAATGCACAAATATCAACCGTAAGTGGTGCTACTGCTGGGAATTTATCGGGCACAAGAATTAATCAAATATTAGATGAAATTGACTGGCCAAATACCATGAGAGATGTAGATGCTGGTTTAACTACTATGCAAAATGATCCTGGTACCAATAGGACTTCTTTATCAGCCTTGCAGACGGTAGCCAATAGCGAATATGGGGCAGTATATGTAGATGCATCTGGCTCCTTTGTATTCCAAGATCGTACAGTTACCGTTTCCTCTATTGGTGGAACACCAACTATATTTAGTGATAATGGCACGGGTATTAGATATGCCAATGCTGTATGGAAGTTAGACGATACCCTTGTATTTAACAAATCAACAGTGACTAGATTAGGAGGCACTCCTCAGGTAGCCACAAACCAACCTTCCATAGATAAATACTTCTTACATTCGTATTTCCTAGATGGATTATTAATGGAGACTGATGCCATAGCTCTTGATTACGCCAGGGCTTACACCGCATCCAGGGCTGAAACTTCAGTTAGATGCGATTACATAGAACTTGATCTTTATACTTCTAACTATAATTTAGGCATTATTGCAGCCTTAGATTTAGATTTCTTTGATCCAATTACCGTTACTACCACCCAACCAGGCGGATCTACGCTTGAAAAGACTCTGCAGATTTTCGGTGTAGGCATGAACATTACCCCGAATAGTTGGAAAACAACCTTTACAACGCTCGAACCTGTCCTGGATGGGTTTATAATAGGCAACATAGATTATGGTGTCATCGGAGAAAACGTATTATCTTATTAAGGAGATATAAATGCCAACATTCCCAGTAGTTACTGGTGACGTTCTTACCAGTACAATTTTTAATGGCTTGCCAGCTTTTGCAGTACAGACCGCTAAAACAGCAAACTACACTGCAGCAAGTGGTGATGAGTACCAACAATTAATACCTATGAATAAATCATCAGCTGCGGACTTTAGCATTCCAACAGACGCTACATATAACTTTCCTATTGGCACCGTTATTACTGTATTAAATCAAGCAACAAACTCAGTAACAATTAAAGCGGTTACAAGTGGTACTACTGCAATTTTATCTGCTGGAACCGTGCCTGCTCAACCAACCTTACCTCAATATAAATCGGCTGCAATAATTAAAACAGCTGCTAACACTTGGTATGTTGTTGGTGGTATTGCATAATGATTGGAAATATCGTATCTAGTATTTTTGCACCGCCATATTCTGCACCTGTTTTAACTGTTGATTACCTTGTTGTTGCTGGCGGTGGAGGAGGAACTGGAGGCAGTAGTTGTGGAGGCGGTGGCGGTGCTGGTGGACTTCGTTCAACTGTAACTGCAACTGGCGGTGGTGGAACTTTAGAAACAGCATTAAGTTTAGCTTTATCAACAAATTACACTATTACAATTGGAGCTGGCGGTGCTGGTGCTACTAATGCTAATGCGGTAAAAGGCTCAGACTCTGTATTTTCAACAATAACATCCGTAGGTGGCGGTAGATCACAAGTTGGGCCTTCTAACGGTGGTGACGGTGGTTCGGGTGCTGGTGGTGCAGCAGACGGTGCAACAAGAAATGGTGGTTCGGGAACTTCTAATCAAGGTTACGCAGGTGGTAATAATGATATTAATGCTAATTATCCTTCTGGCGGCGGTGGCGGTGCTGGTGCAGTTGGTGGTAATGGTGTTGCAGGTGGAAGTACGCAATCGGGCGCAGGCGGTGCTGGTGTAGCAACCACAATAAGTGGCTCATCTGTTACTTATGCAGGCGGAGGCGGTGGCGGAGGTACAGTTCAAGGTGCAGTTGCAGGTGCAGGTGGATCAGGCGGTGGAGGCAATGGAGTAAATGCACCAAGTACAGGCGGTGCTGGCAGCGTTAACACTGGTAGCGGTGGTGGTGGTGCTTCAAATGGTGGTGCTTATGTAGGTGGCGCAGGCGGTTCAGGAATTATTATTCTTAAATATCCTAATACATTTACTGCAACTTTTAGTGGTGGAGTTACTCAATCAACATCAACGAGTGGCGCATATAAGATTTCACAAATAACAGCAGCAGGTGTATCTGACACAGTTAGTTGGGCATAATGGCACATTACGCATATTTAGATAATGACAATAAAGTTGTAGCAGTTACAGTAGGTAAAGATGAAACCGAGTTAATAAATGGTTTAGATACTGAAACCTATTATGCACAAGGTACTGAATTTACTGTTAAGCGCACCAGTTATAACGGGCGTATTAGATTTAATTATGCAGGTATTGGCTTTACCTATGATGAGGATTTAGACGCTTTTATACCGCCTAAGTGCCATGACGAGGCTACGCTTAATAACAAATGCCTATGGGATTGTGAGAATGCAGCGCATGACTCCTTGGCTATCTAAAGCAGCAGATACCCTTAGAGATGCCGTTACTACCTGGTATCCAGATCGCCGCACTTCCAGTGATGGATGGCTTGGCGATGCTCGTCATGCTGCCAGAAAATCAGATCATAATCCAGACAGCAACGGATGCGTGCGAGCCATTGATATTGATTCTCGCTTGGATTCATCCGAAGGGCTCTCAGTATATTTGGCTGACCAGATCAGAATCTGTGCGAAGACCGATAAGCGTATATCGTACGTAATTCATAACGGCATGATCGCTAGTAAGATTCTTAATTTCAAATGGCGTAAATATTCAGGCTTTAATAAACACACAAAGCACATACACATCAGCTTTACAAAGACAGGTGACAACGACGGCAAAGCGTTCGATATACCCCTACTAGGAGGCAAGATATGAACATGAAAAACCCTTACGTACTGACAGCTGGTGCATTTCTATCAGCCTGGGCAGCATCCAACTTCGCAGCAGATTACCGAGCCGTATTGTGGGCCGTACTAGCTGGTGTGTTTGGCTATGCAACTCCTAAAAAATGAGTGCTGCCGAATGGGCATCCTTTGGTGCTGGCGGTATAGCCGTGCTAACAGGCGTGCTGATCGGGCTACGTTTCTTAGTTAAGGGCTGGCTAAACGAATTGAGGCCTAACGGAGGCTCCAGTATGAAGGATCAATTAACTCGGCTAGAACAGCGTGTTGATGATCTATTTATTCTAATTAGTAAGCGATAATTTTATTATGGCTGCCACGCGTAAGCGCAAGAAGGTTAATAGGCGAGTGGTGCGTAAGTCACCTGATCCTTTATCCAAACTTGATGTCTTTATGATTACCAAACATGAGATATACAAGGCTGCAAAGAAGGCTGGATTCAGCAACGAGATTGCTTGGTTCTTTATGCAAGAGCCTAACTCGCTACCTGACTGGATTGCTAATGACAAACCTGATGCAATCATTCCAACATTAGATCCGACAGAAACGGATGACGATTAAGCGTTGGTTAGTAATCTCAGACCTTCAGGTCCCATACCAATTGGACTCTGCGGTAAAGAACGTTATCAAGCTAGCCAGGAGGGAAAAGTTTGACTCTGTATTGGTTGTTGGTGATGAGATTGACTTTCAATCGATTAGCAAATGGAGTGAAGGCACACCTCTGGCTTATAGCGAGGATCTACACGCTGACCGTGAACTATGTAAGCAGATACTCTGGGATATCGGTGAGTACAGTCCAGAAATGCATATTATCCGCAGCAATCATACTGATCGCCTATACAGCACTTTATTAAAAGTACCAGGGTTAATTAACCTACCAGAGCTACAATACCCAGCCTTTATGGGTTTCGCTGAAATGGGTATTACCTACCATCGCAAGGCCTATGAGTTTCACCCTGACTGGGTACTTTGCCACGGAGATGAAGGCAATATGAGCCAGCACGCAGGTATTACAGCTCTTAACCTAGCCAAGAAGTTTGGTAAGTCCGTTTTGGCAGGACATTCGCACAGGCTGGGCATGAGTGCCTACTCAGAGGGCGTAAACGGCCATTACAGGGCCTTATATGGGGTAGAGGTAGGAAACCTTATGGATCGAAAGAAAGCGGGCTATATTCGCTATAACAGCGCGAATTGGCAGAATGGGTTTGCTATACTAGAAGCCGAGGGAAAGACGCTAACACCAACGTTAGTGCCAATCGATCCTAAGGATGGCTCATTTACAGCACTGGGCAGGCATTACAGGTAAATCGTTACCTAATCGTTATACAAATACTCTCTAAAACTATCCACAAAGTCGTACACAGATGCCATACTTCTCTCGTGCCACAAATTGTGGCGCAGAAAGCAGGGCTACGATGAAAATAGAAATGAGATTAACCGCAGCTGATTTTGAGCGGTTGTGGATCAATTCGATGGAATGGATGAATCTAGACTGGGAGAAGCAAGCAGATCGCTTTGATCCCATGCCACTATTTAGCTGGCACTATGCGTACTGGTTTGACAATTACGCTGCGTTAAAATTAGCGGAAGCTTTTATTAGCACGCTAGGTAAAAACTACGCTATTCATAGCGATGAAGGCACTGGCGATTGGGTTATGTTAACTAATTATGCAAGCCCTTGCCATGTAAGTAAAAGACTGGTAAGCGCATGACCGCCAAAGACGACATGCTACAACTAGCGTGGATATTCCTGGGCTTAGGTATAGCTGCATGGATCTTGGCTGAGATCAAAGAAAGCATCCAGACCCGTTACTACTGGTTAGGCCGTAAAGATGGCTGGGACATGCACCGCAGAATGATAGAAAACAAAATCGATGCCGACAACAACTGAGAAACTGTTTAATAATGCCACGGCACTTGTCCATGAACGAGGAGTTGTCTATGGACACGCAATCTACAACATGGAGCGTATCGCAAAGTCGGTCAGTGCATACATTGACTATCCGATCATGCCTCACGACATACCGATTATCAATGTCCTTCAGAAAATCTCACGTTTGGCCGAGAGTCCTGGGCACGAAGATAGTGTCGTGGACATCTGTGCATACATGGCAATCTACCAGCTATGCATTGAAGCAGAAAAAGACGGAGAGTTTGAATGGAGGGTTGGAGAATAATGGCATTTGATTTAAGTCAGTACGAGACAGTTGATGAACGACTACATAAATGGTGGGGGTTATATCCAGATGGAAGAGTGGAAACAGAAATCATCGAGGCCACAAACGTTAGATTCATTGTTGTTTGTAGGCTATTCAAAACAGAAGCAGATCTCAAGCCGTGTGCTACTGGGCTTGCGAGTGAGACTGTTAGTGATAGAGGGGTTAATGCGAATTTTGCTTTACCTAACTGCGAAACAAGCGCAATTGGTAGAGCAATTAGCAACTCGGGTCTATCAGCTAAAGGCAAACGCCCAAGCCGAGAGGAAATGGCCTCAGTAAATGCTAAGGAAGCAGAAGCATTTAAACCTAAGTATGGCCGACCTGGATCTAAATCGGCTGCAATGGAGCTTGCGCTTCATATTGTTAACACACAATCTAACGATACTGGCAACGAGCCTGTACCTATTGAGTGGTCTGTTGGTGAAAGCATTACTCAG